GCTGGTGGAATTTCACTGACTATTGCACTTGCTGTTGCCGGATATGGCGTCGTGCTTATCGACAATGGCACCAACACTAACAGAAAGGAGTAACGGAGTATGGCAGTATTCAAGCCACCTAAGATTAGCAACATGTTCGCTGCTACTTCTGACGGTGGCAGTTTAGATGACGGCATTGTCAATTTTCTAACTGGTGGTAATTCAGATTACGTGTCTGTGCGTGAAGCAATTCATAACAGCGATTTGTACTCGTTGGTTTCACAAGTCAGTGGCGACCTTGCAAGCTCACGATTAATTGCGGACGCAACGCGTGCACAGGGTATTTTGAATAACCCTGATCCACGAACTAACCCGCACGCATTCTGGCAATCATTCTTTGCTCAAATGTTGTTCAACGGTGAAGCGTTTGCTTATCGTTGGCGCAATGCTAACGGACAAGACCAACGTTGGGAACAATTACGGCCTTCACAAGTTCAACCGTACATCACCGATGATGGAAGCGGGTTGTTATATCAAGTGTCATTCGATGAACCGATGATTGGTACGCAATTCTTTGGTCAGGGTGACATTATCCACGTTCGATTGATGAGTACAAACGGTGGTTTGACTGGTATCAGTCCACTCACGGCATTAAGCAACGAATTAAACGTAAAAAGAGAGAGCGACAAGCTCACAATTCAAGCGTTGAAGCAGTCGATTAATGCAAACGGTGTGCTATCTATCAAGGGTGGCGGTTTGCTTGACTGGAAAACCAAGGCATCACGTTCCAAGCAGTTCATGAGTCAATACACCGCTTCAAATGGTGGGCCGATTGTGCTTGATGATTTGGAAGATTTTAAGCCGTTAGAAATCAAAAGTAATGTTGCAGCACTTTTGGGACAGGTCAATTGGACTTCGACCCAAATTGCCAAGGTTTATGGCGTACCAGATAGTTATTTGAACGGTACAGGCGACCAACAATCGTCACTTGACCAAATCAAAGGACTGTACGTAAACGCGCTTAATCGCTTTGTGAGTGCCGTTGTTGGTGAGTTAAACACTAAGTTGTCAGCGAACATTACGGCAGACATGCGACCAGCTATTGACCCAATGGGTGATTATTATCTTGCAATGCTTGCAAATATGGTTAAGCAAGGTGCAATGGGCCAAAACCAGTTCGAATATCTGGTGCGAAACCAAGGCTATTTGCCTGACGATATGCCGATTGCAATTATGCCTAAGCCAACAATGAAGGGAGGTGAAAAGGAAGATGAAGACAATTAACGTAAAGGGCGCTGTCATGGATAACGATAGCGCATGGTTTTACGACTACTTTGGCATGGACTATACAAGTCCTAAGTCAGTAGCAGACGTATTGAACGATGGTGAAGTTGATGATGTTGTGGTGAATATTTCATCGCCTGGTGGTGACGTGTTCGCAGCCAGTGAAATCTATTCAGAGTTGAAGGCATATCCAGGCAACGTCACGGTCAATGTGCAAGGACTAGCAGCTAGTGCTGCATCTGTAATTGCAATGGCCGGCGACACGGTGAATATGGCTCCAACCGCTCAACTGATGATTCACAAGGCATCAACTACCCAAGATGGCAACTCTGATGACATGGACAGTGCATCAGCAATGCTAGACAACACTGATAAGTCAATTGCGAATGCCTATCAACTAAAGACAGGTAAGTCACAAGCTGACTTGTTGCAAATGATGTCTAACGAAACATGGTTGAACGCACAAGATGCAGTTAATCAAGGTTTCGCAGACAGCATCATGTTTGTAGATGAAAATGCGCCACTGGTGACTAATTCACTGGAAGCTGCATTACCACCTAAGTCAGCCATTAACAAGCTGATGAATATTATCGCTAATGATAAGCAAAAAGAAATTAACAACAAGACTGATATCCAGCCTGTGGACGATTTGAAAGCCCGCAAGTTGGCTATTTTGCTAGACAAATAAATTTACGAGGTAAAAACATATGGATATTCAAACATTGAACAACGCATGGGTTGAAGCTGGACAACGATTGTCTGACTTGCAAAACAAGGCGGCTCTATTGGTAAACGACGACGCAGCAGACGTTGACGCTATTAACTCAATTAAGAACGACATCGACGTTGCAAAGGCTAAGCGTGACTTGGCAAAGGACAACTACGATCGTGCCGTTGAAGACCAAGCACATGCAGTTTTGAACGACCCAGACGCTGGCAAGAAGCCACTGAACGACGAAGAGGTCAATATCAAGGACAAGTTTGTTAAGGACTTTGTCGGAATGATGAAGAATGACCCAAAGGTGGTCAACTTGGTTTCATCATCAACTGACGAAAATGGAAACGCAATTGGTTTGACGATTCCACAAGACATTGAGACGGCTATCAACACGTTGAAGCGTCAATATGATTCATTGGAGCAATACGTCAACGTTGAAAAGGTTGGAACGCCTAACGGTTCACGTGTATTTGAGAAGTGGTCAGACATCACGCCATTGACTAACTTGGATGCAGAAGATGGTGTAATTGCCGACAACGACGACCCTAAGCTATCAACCGTCAAGTATTTGATTAAGCGTTATGCAGGTATCACGACGGTAACTAACACGTTGTTGAAGGATACAGCAGAAAACATCTTGGCGTGGTTGTCATCATGGATTGCGAAGAAGGTTGTTGTTACGCGTAACACTGCCATTATCGCTGCTATGAACGCAGCACCAACTAAGCCAACATTAGCAACGTTCGATGACATCAAGAAGATGGCATTGACTGCTGTTGATCCAGCTATCCGTGCAACGTCATTCTTCATGACTAACACGTCTGGTATTGCTGTTTTGGCAACGGTTAAAGACGCAGAAGGACGTTACTTGTTGCAACGTGATGTTACTCAACCTGAAAACTACATGATTGAGGGTAAGCAAGTAATCGAAATCGCTGACAAGTGGTTGCCTTCAAACAAGGGTGTAATGCCTTTGTACTTTGGTGACTTGAAGCAAGCTGTATCGTTGTTTGACCGTGAAAATATGTCATTGTTGTCAACTAACATTGGTGGTGGTGCCTTTGAAAAGGACTTGACGAAGCTACGTGTTATTGATCGCTTTGATGTTAAGACAACTGATGCCGATGCATTTGTGGCTGGTTCATTCACGGCTATTGCTGACCAACCTGCAAAGACTGTTCAACAAGCTGCTTCAGCCGGAACGCAAGATTAATAGGCAGGTGAGTTAAATGACGGTCAATATTGAACAATTCAAGATACTAATGCGCGTTGATATTGCCGATGATGACGCAATTATCAATGGCTACTTGTTGGCAGCTGAAAATTACATCAAAGATGCAATTGGAACGGATGGCAATTTCTATGCTCAACCTGCTGTTGTTGACCGTTACGAAACTGCTGTCTATGCCTATGCCGGCACGTTATACACGTACCGCATCAGTATGACTGAAGTTAAGGCGGTAACAATGGACGCCACTGTCAACTCAATTGTTGGCCAATTGCGTGGTAAGTATGCAGAATGGGAGGAACAACATGAAGGCAGCTGATTTCAATCGTAAGGTCGCGTTTGGTACTGTGGAATCAAAGCAGAATCCAAATAATGGCTCAATCAAAAAGACCTTCGTGAAACAGTTCAGTCTGTGGTATGCACCCAAGACCCGCACGTTAAATCAACAGTATCAAATTCAAGGTACTCCATTGGATAACACTAAGGTCATTGTGGTACGCCATAACACCGCTGTAGAAGGTATCAAGGTTGCTCAGATTGACGACGTGATGTACGACATTGTGCAATACAGCCCTGATGAGTCTAATTCCATTATTGCGTATGACTTCGTTACATTGAAGCGGAGGGCATAGGTATGGCAGAACAATCACTTGAGGACATTCTGAACGCCTTTATTGAAGACGCTGAAGCAGTATCAACCAACATGACGGTAGAGGATAAGGCCAAGGTTACCAAAGCAGGCGCTGATGTGTTTGCTAAGGAGCTTGAATCAGAATATCAGGCTAACCACTACCGTCATCGCAAAACGGGTAAAGACCCACATTTGGCTGATTCAGTTATTGCACAGAACACCAATGTAGACGGCATGAAAAATGGCTCATCAACAGTTGGGTTCTCAAAGGATAAGGCATACATTGCTAATTTTATTGAGAATGGTACTAAGTTCCCGATGTACACAGCAAAAGGACGTAAGTATAAGAAGGGTGGCCAGGTTGCTATCAACGGTGACCATACCATCGACAACCTACGTAACGACTCACAGTTGCAGGCTAAGATTGTTGAAGCTCAGGCGGAAGTATACAAGCAGATTATCGATAGGAGGAACAAGTAATGACACCAGTGGAAGAAATTAAGAACGTGGTTCATTCAGTGTTCCCAGATTGGCAGGTATACTTCT